AGATGTTACCGCACGTTGAAACATGGTTACCAACAGGCACCATTGTCGACGACGGAACTCTTGCGGAGCGCGAGGTCTCGAACGACTCTGAAGAGCCGTATCCAGACCCCGATAGCTGGTTCAATGGTGACTTAAGTCATCATGACAAGCTACCAAGTGTGCTGGATATGTACATAAGTACATTTAATCCTAGCTCACGATCCGCCAGAAGGCGGCTTCGTCACTTGGATGAAGTTCCCGCAGACACCAAAAGGTCGTTTGCAGGATACTTCATGAGTCACGGGCTATTGTCTAAAGACATAGCCACTCGACTCTCGAGACTTCCAGTCAAAGAACTGGAAAGGATCGAAAGGATTTGGCTCTCCATTGAAGATGCCTTACTCCTATCCTCCCCTGAAGCCTTTATAAAGGACAAGGGAGCATTTGTCAAAACCCAATTCCGTTGGGTTTTGAGCAAACTTGTAACTTCGGGCTACCAAGAGTTGCTCAAAGATTACAAAGCTTTCATTGTTTTCGTAAAAGCGAAAGCAATAAGAGCTAATGTGGACCCTAAAGGGGTCCCACATTTCCCGGGTTTTTCACCTAAAGGTGATTTCCTGGGTACAGGCCTAGAATGGCTCAATAGAGTCATAAACCGAGGCCTTAGATCGAAGTCGGAAGGCACACGCCTTGCACACTTCGTATCTACAAGGGGATTACCACCTCCCACAAAGGAGATGGTACAGGATTCTTTGCGTAAGCACAGAATAAACCTGATTACCCCTGCGGTAGAGATTCCTGAAAGCAGGATCAAAACCGTTAGATTACTCGCCCGAAGAATCGGACGAAGAATCAAGAGGTCCCAGGTCCAAATGGACCTGGAGAACCCCGAGCATGTAAGCTTAACGAACTCAAGTTCGTTTGCTTACAGCAGAACCGATGGCGGCCGAGCCGCTGAAGTTCAAATCGAGTTTGACACATGGGCCAACTCGATTGGGGAAGAACGAGAACACATTCTCGGTTATCCCATAACACGTGGTACCAATTGGAAACACGTGTTATGCTTCCCTCGAGACGACAATCTCGACGAGAAGAACTTCGGAGATCCCCTAGAAGGGGGACTCCTCGGTACAAGAAGGGCAGGTTACGATAGTAACCTGGGCTTCCAGATTCTCCAATGCGCTGCTGAAGCAGGGCAAAAGAGAGAAGTGCTTGGGCCTAATTACGAAGTAATTGGGCACCCTCATGTGAGGGCCTCCGTCTCTTCAGAGCCGGGTGGCAAAGCACGCATAGTAACCGCCAATGAATGGTGGGTCACTATACTCCTCCAACCCTTAGGGCACATACTGGTGTCCCTGTTGGAAGAGATCCCTAGCGCGAGGGCCGGCTTAAGCCGGGCCGAACCCGCTTGGGAATGGGTCGAGGATTTGCTGCAAAGCGGCAAAACCGACCCGACCCTCCAACGCTTCTATGAAGCGTCAGAGTTACTGACAAGTGATCTGAGCGAAGCTACAGATCATTGTCACCGAGAACTCTCCAAGCAAATGCTTGAAGGGTTCTTCGAAGGAGTCCTGCTGGATACATCCAGTGGGTATCTCCGTACGGCAATCGACCTGCTTGTAGGCAGGAAGATGCTGCACTCTCCCGGACTGAACATTGTTCGGTCGTAGGAGACATACCTAAACAGCCACCAACCCCACCGAAGTGGGCACGTTAGACCTCTAAAGAGGGACTAACATGGTTAGACTGCATGGTAGGTATGCGCGAAAACGCATGCAAAGTAAATACTCCGCAAGCCCCTTAAGGGGAATCGCATTCGCGATTT